TGGTACGCGTGGGGCTCAAAACGGTCATTTGACCCGTCAAGATAAATGTGGCGTTCAAAAATGCCAACTTTTTTACCCTCAGAGTCAACAATTTTGCCACCTATTTGAATGTAGGGACTACTGCTGAATTCATCTGCAACGCGCATGTTCCTTTGACCCCAAATCCTTACTCCCTCGTCATCCCCCCATAGTTCCGCAGAGTAACTACCGTCGTCTCCGAGACCCTTCATTTCAAAGATACTTTTAGCCCAATCGCGCGTAATTTTTTTGGCTGCGCGTGAGTCTCCTTTGTCTGCCCTGAGGAGTATCTCCAGCATTTTTTCGTTGGAATGCATTGGTGGTTTTGTTTCTTTTACGGCTTTGATTATCCGTTTTTCATCAGCATCTAGTTGCTTTTTTTTAACATCATTCCAAAGTTTTTTAATGTCATCTTTAGCGTTCGCTATAGGGGCGGGAACGTTGTCTTCTCCGCTCGGACCAGTCACAAAACCGTCACCGTCGCCGTCCTCTTCGCCTAAGGCACCAATAGGTTTTCCGAGTATTTTGATAGACATAAAGAAGCCCTCACCTGATTTGGCGAGGGCTTCTTTTCCAGTCTTTTTGCGGAATGAACCCATCCCTTTATTTTAGTGCTTAGATACCTGCGGATGTCCAAGTTTCAATAGTAATCCTGTGCCAGTCAACAACATCTTCCATTGTCTTCTTGCCCCATGTGTAGCCTCCTGCGAGAGCAAATACTGCTGGAGTGTCTGCAATGAAATCACTGACTGCTTTTTCACGCCAAATAATGTCACTTAGTGAGACCCCACTGTTGAGAGGGTCCATGCCTGCGTTGTAGATAATTAGGTCAAATGCGTCAAGTTCACCTGCGTAATTCAACGCTTTACCTATCTCTTGACGGTAATCCTGATGTCCTGCGTAAGTAATGCTACTTTCGCCTTCAGGTTCGTAGGTGTCAAACGCCGCGCAAGTTACGTCAACCTGTACGACAGAGGGAAGGTGTGCGTTAATGATGTCCCACGTTCCGCCACCTGCGTGTGCGTCAAAGTCAAGAATAAGAACGCGAGGTGCGTCCATTTCTACTGCTTGCCGTGCTGCAACTGCCAGACCGTTGATTGTGCAGAAACCCTTACCACTATTCCTATTGGCATGGTGGAGACCAGACGAGAGACTTCCTGCTCTGGTGTCTTCGCTGAGTGCTGCCGTAGTTGCCGCAACCAAACCAGTGCTGTGGGCTAACGCCATAGTCCAAATTCCTTCATCCCAGTCAAATCCTTGAGATTCCGCCAGACTGAGTGGTTTGCCTGTCTGCACTGCGTTTACGTATTTTTCGTCGTGGACGGTGGGGAGTAGGTTGTAAGACTTTTCTGTAAACAGAATGGGGTCGTAGATGATTAGGTCATCAACAGGGTTGGTTGCCAGTGATTCCCTGATGTGCTTGGATTTGCGTGTTGTGTCGTATGCGTATTTTGCCGCGACGTAATCGTCGTTGTAAAAAAGTTTCATGTGTGTTCTTTCTAGTAGTTGTTTGATATATCTTACACTAATTCTTGACAAATGTCAAATTAGAGGTTTTGGTGCCTGTGTGCATACAAAATGGGCATTAAATCTAGTTTGAACATCTTTTCCAGATGTTTGACAATTAGACGATTCGGGATGAAGTCTCGCTTGCTGTCGCGTCCCCAGTATTCCTCTACTGGTTGCTCGTCTCGGAGCGTTATGAACGCGTCTTCGGGGTCTACGCCACGAGCGATTGCGATTCCCCACGCCGTAGAGGTTGACCGTGACATTCCTGCGTGGCAGTGGACTAGAAGGTCGTCTTTGTCCATTCCCCAGTTGACCATCTGTTCAATTTGCTTCAACGTGGGTGCACGATTTCCTATTGTGGTATCGCCAAATTCAACGACGAGGTGCTGTGGGTGGTTCCAGTTGACTTCTGATGCCAACGGTCCTGCTGTGATAATTGCTGAAAATTCGTCTTTCCAGTGTTCTGCTTCTTTGATGTTTCCAATTACTGGTAGTGTGACGTTCGTCATAATGTCTTTCATTGTGCCTCCTATGGCTAGTATTGTTATAGCAACACTTTACATTGTTTTGCGGTGGAATGCAACCCCTACCTATTGAGCCACAACATGAATAGGCAAAGTGCCCCAAAAGTGACGACAACTATAAAGAACATAAAAATCACCTCGCTAGGTTGTTATCAAATAGTACTCCCGTTACTCTTCTTCCAGCCAGTGAAGAATCTTGACAAAGGTTGACAACACAGCAATTGCATGATAACCTTCACGGTAAGCCAATCGGCTGATAACAACTAAACACAAATAACCCCTAAACAGAAACAAGGACAACCATGACAACGGAATATGAAACATTGAAAGAAAAAATGCACATGCGGCGTGGACGAACACCACTTCCGCCAGAAGAAAAAGCGCGTCGCGAAAAGCAGCAGAAGTCGGAAAACCGTCGTCGCGCAGAGGCTCGTCGTCGTGCATACCTAGTTCTTCAACACAAATACGAAGATGAATTCAAGACACTTTTCAACGAAGAGTACTCTGCGTTAGAAAACGACAAAAGGTTCATCACAACTATTTAAATATCGGTTCATTTTCACCAAAAAAAAACTAGTCAAAAGCACCCCATTCTTTACAGGTGGGGTGCTTTTTATGTGTACAATATAAGCACCCCTTCAAACACAGGGCACCCTTCACAAAATAGGAGAAAAAATGTCAACTGCAGTACTTGCCCCCACGACCATCACATTGAACGTTGCAGGGGTATTGACCACCAGCAGCATCGTCACAATGGCTATGCCATTCGCTGGCAAAATCACTGGCGCTACCGTCGCAGTAACTGGTGCACCAGCAGGTTCAGCACTTACCGCAGCACTTCTTAAAAATGCCGCTACCGCAGCCTCGTTCTCTATTGCAGCCGCTGGAACATCAGCCACTGGAACCTTGGGTACGGCAGCAGCGTGTGCTTTCGCAGCAGGCGACCTTGTTCACCTTGATGTCTTGACCGTTGGTTCAGGTACCGCTGGTTCAAACATCACGGTTGCATTCACAGTCACTCAAGGCTAAGCAAACTTTTCAAGTAATATGAAACCACCCCACTTGTTATGAGTGGGGTGGTTTTTTTATGTCAAAATATAGTGAAAAGGCTGTGAATGATGAGTAATCAATACCAACGACCAGATTACATATTTGATGACGTACAAATTATTAGAGCAGACCGTAGCGCATGTATTATTTGCGGTCACCCAACTGGCGATTGCGCAACAGAAACAAGCAAACCAAGTCACATTTCTGGTGTCGGTGCATTCAAGTCAATTGACGTAAAACTCGTACATGTTGTAGAAGAAGATATATGGGAAGAACGGCAAATAAATCCGTACCATACTGCCCGTGTTTTGGTGTACAGAAAAGGCAGAGAGATTAGTCACGAACGAGCGCAAGAATTAGGTCTACTCTAAACAGTTTCTTTATTCATTCATGGTGTAATCTTTACCTCTCACACATCATTATTATGAACAGAAATGGGGGGCGTCATGCCTATTCTTGAACAATCTTTTGTTGACTCTTACAAAACCAAAACCCCGCCTTGGGGATTCGGTGGTCTAGGCGAAATCGTTTATCTACGCACATACAGTCGTCCTGTAGAAGGAACAGACCGTAACGAAACATGGGTGGAAACAGTTCAGCGCGTTATTGAAGGCGCAGTAGGAATTGGTGTTCCATACACACAGCAACAAGCAGAGACTTTGTTTGACCACATGTTCTATTTGCGTTGCTCTATGTCGGGTCGTGCACTCTGGCAACTTGGCACACCACTCGTAAAGCAGTTCAACGGAACATCGCTAAACAACTGTTACTTCACAAACATTGAAAAAGTTGAAGACTTTGAACTCTTGTTTGATTACCTCATGCTCGGTGGTGGAGTTGGGTTCTCCGTTGAGCGTTCAAAGATTCACGACCTCCCCAAGGTAAAGGCAGGAGTAACTGTTGCCCATGAGCGCACTAATGATGCAGACATTATTGTTCCTGACTCACGACAAGGCTGGCGTCGCCTCCTCCACTCAGTACTGAAGTCATACTTTGAAACAGGAAAGTCATTCACATATTCCACGATTCTTGTTCGTGAATTTGGTGCTCGCCTAAAGACATTCGGCGGAACCGCTTCTGGTCCTGGTTCGCTCATTGACGGAATTGAAGACATCTGTAAAGTCTTGGATAATCGTGCAGGAAAGAAATTGCGCTCTATTGATGTATTGGATATTTGCAATATCATCGGGCGAATCGTTGTCTCTGGTTCCTCACGCCGTTCAGCACAAATTGCAATCGGCGACCCCGACGATGTTCTTTTCCTTCGTGCAAAGAACTGGGGAAGCGGAGAGATTCCAGCATGGCGAGCCAACTCCAATAACAGTATTTACGCTGACTATTACGACCATATTCTTCCCGAACTATGGAAGGGTTATCAGGGCAATGGCGAACCTTACGGTTTGCTTAATCGTCGTCTTGCACGCAAGTTTGGTCGTATTGGTGAAGCACGTCCAGATAATTCAATTGAAGGCTTCAACCCATGTGCAGAAATTGCTCTTGGTGATGGAGAGTCTTGCAATCTTGCAACACTGTTCCTTCCGAACATTGAATCGTATGAGCAGTTTGTAGAAGTTTCGGAATTGCTATACATCTGTCAGAAACAAATTACTCGTATGGATTACCCATATGAAAAGACCACGCAAATTGTTCGCAAGAACTCACGCTTGGGACAGTCAATCACGGGAATCCTTCAAGCCAACGAAGAACAACTTTCATGGCTCAAGAAAGGCTACGAGGCTCTTGATGCGTACGATGTCGCATACTCTGAAGCAAATGGTTTCCCTCGCTCGGTACGTCTTACAACAGTGCAACCATCAGGAACACTCTCATTGCTGCCAGGTATCACACCAGGTATCCATCCAGCGTATGCCCGTTTCTACACACGCCGTGTGCGGTTCAGCGCTGCCGACAAACTTGTAGATGCATGTCGCAAGCGTGGCTACAAAGTTCAATGGGAAATCGGTCTTGATGGACGTGAAGACCATTCAAAGTATGTAGTTGACTTCCCATGTATGTCTCCAGAGAACGCCGTTCTCGCTAAAGACATGACGGCAGTTGACCAACTTGAATGGGTCAAGAAGATGCAGGCGGAATGGGCAGACAATGCTGTTTCGGTAACTGTGTACTATCGCAAGGAAGAACTTGACGAGATTCGTGCATGGCTTGCAGCGAACTACGACACAAGCATTAAGTCAGTATCTTTCCTTCTGCACGCAGACCACAACTTCCCGCTTCCCCCATACGAGGAAATTACAGAAGATGAATACAAGAAGGCAGTCTCCAAGATTGACTTCACTATTCAAATGCAGTCCGCTGGAAATGATGTAATTGACTTGGATGATTGCGCAACGGGGGCGTGCCCTGTAAAGTAAGGGGCATGGCTCACGAACACATAGTTATAGTTTCATACCCACGTAGTGGCTCAACCATTATCCAGCGAGTCTTGAATAAGGCTGAAGGGACTCTGGTTAAGGGTGAAACAATCGGTGCTATTAACCATTTGGCTGAGTTTGTTCATCTAATTGAGGATGTACGTCGCGATGTGGCTCCGCTGTTGGATATGCCTTCTGATGATGACCGTAATCCGATGTTTGGGTATGCAGACTTTAATATTGATGTTGTTATGGACAATCTCCGTAGCGCATTTACTCACGGGGTTCTCAGTATGCCAGAGGGCATTCATAGGCTTGGGTGGAAGGAGAATTTCATTTCTCCATTAACTTTGGGTCATCAGAAGGCAACAAAAACCTTGCAGTTCATCCAGCGGTTATTACCCAACACGAAGTTCATTTTCAATGTGCGCTCTCCTGAAGTAACTGCTACTAGCGCCGTCTGGCGGACTCAGTTAAATCCAGTTGAAAAGATTGCTGAGTTTAAAGATTGGATTCACGGAGTACATAATTCAGAAATACTGGGTAGCGCAAACACCCTTCTCCTTGATTACGAGGAATGGAACAATAATCCTGAACATCTCCAAATTGCTCTTGCTCGTTTCGGAATAGTTATACCGAGAGAAGATGTAAAACTTATTCTTGATGAGCAGTTAACCCACTTTGACAACTGGTAACCAATGGGTTTGATGGAAGTACGATTTCTTGGTGCTACAAAGTACCTAGAAAGTGCTATCCATATTCTTGATGAACGTGGATTATGCAAGAACATGTACTTGAATCCATATTCCAAGAACGTAAGCGCGACGGGTGCTTTATTGTGTGCTCTTGGCGTTCCTGATGAAGATATTCTCACGTGGAGCGGTGACGTAACTGAATTACCTCTGATTGATAGAGATATGGCAATGTGTCAGGAACTTCTTAATCTTCTGGAAGGTCTGGTTGACGATGATTTGGAATCATGGAGTGACAAGGCGTCCCTTGATGAAGTTAAGCACGCTTTGAAACGCCTGATAAATCTTATTGAAATAAGCGTAACTTAGTTACTTCTTAGTTTTATTGTATGCCTCAAGAAGTGAGCGACCTTTAGCAGCGAGTTTTGCTGCGTCTTCAACTGTTTCTGGCACTGGCTCGCCCCACGCAGCAGCAGATAACGCTAATCGTGTTGGTTTTCCATTAGGTAATTTCATCGGACCGCTCGGGTTAGTGAAAAAACGAGTTAGAAATGAACCTTTGCGACGCATTTTCATGGGCGTATCGGCAGGTCCAGTAACACCTGGTCTTAGATTTGAGCCCTGTGTTCTGTTGTAGAACGCTCGCCCCCTAGCGGTTAACCCGCCTTTCGGGTCTTTAAGAGGTTGCGTTAGTTCTTTTTTTTTTGCTTCGCCATCAGTAACCGTTGGACCGCCGACGACCCAAGCATCACAAGTCCTTTCGGAATGACACTTGAAGTCAAATGCTTCGCAGTAACCAATTTTGCCCGCTTCAATGATATCCATTGCGGTATTGCCTGCCTCGTTGCCAAGAGCACCTTCAATACACTTCAGAATACGAGGTGAACGGACGAACATAATGCAATTGCCGCATAGTTGTTTTTTTGATGATTCAACCGAAACATCCCAGCGGTCAGCCTTTTTCTTCCAAAAGTCATCATTAGGTTCTTTTGGATTTAGCGGACCATATCCAGCGGTATCAATTGCTTTTTGACGGTTCTTTATGTTGACGGCAATGTCTTTAGTTGCCAGAGGACAAACATCACCTTCAGCCTTAATCTGGATTTTAGTGATTTTGCTAATGTCCATTACTTTTTGAACTCTTCCCAAGTTTTGTCGCCAACACCAAAATACTCCCTGGCGAGCCCTGACTGAATAATATCAGTGTTTAGGCATGCGGTCGTCGGGTCGTCAATTTTGTCTGAGGAAAAGATGCGGGCTAAGACTCGCCCGTATTTATCATTTTTGTCTGGGATGGTATTCACAAAAACCCACTTGTGGTTAGTGAGCCAGTCCTGAGTGAAACTTTTTGCTTTGAGACCCAACTCTTTTTCTTTGAGGTCTTTGGTTCGCGATTCGGGAGTATTTACACCGTAGAGGCGGACACGAATCTTGTGGTGCACATCAAACCCGAGGTCTACCATCAGTTCAACGGTGTCGCCATCAATCACCTTGAGAAGGGTTGCTCCATACCAAAATCGTTCAGCCATATATACATTATCCCATACATAGTGTTCAGATAAAGCAAAAACCCCCCGCCGTTTCCGACAGGGGGTTCTTGTTGCCTAAGGTAGGCGGATGTTGCTTATCAGGCAGGAGCGCTGTTGAAGGTGACTTCAACGAATGCTTCAGGGCGCTTGACTGCGAGAGCCAGACGCTGTTCTGCGAGCACAACGATTGCGTTGCGGACGAAGAAGTCTGCGTGCTGTTCGCTGATGCGGATGCTTGCCTGCTCACGGTCGTACAACTGTGCTCCCGTACCGAATGCGCCGATGAGACCCTTGCCTTCGGTCATTGCTGGGGTGTCCACGACTGGGATGCGCCACAAGCGTGGCTCTCCGCCGAGGGCAACCGAAACGGCTACGAGGTACTGACCATTGTCGTCCTTTGACAATTCAATGTCTTCCCAATCATTCGGGTGAAGAACAACGCCAGTTGGCTCGTAGTAAGCGAGGAACGACAAGGTTGCGGCACGACGAATCGCGTCAGCCTTGGTGTCACCTGCTGCTCCAGACGACCAAGAGTAATCCTGAACGCCAGTGGTGTTGAGGATTCCGAGGAGGTTTTCGCCAACTCCGTCACCGTTAAGGATTTGGGCATCTTCCTGAAGGCGCAAGCCGTAAAGAAGTTCGTTGTCAATGATGCTGCGCAATTGCGGCTCATCGGCGAGAACGTTACGGTGTGCTGCTTCCCAGTGAGCCAAAGTGCGAACAGGAGCCTGCTCACCAACGAATTGGAAAGACGACTGCGGCTTGGCAGCAAAGGCGTTACCACTACGCTCGGCGACTGCGCCTGCGTTGTTGGTGAAACCAGTCATACGGAAGTATTCAATGACCGAAGCAGTCGTGGTACGGCTTGGGAACAAGTCGCGAACACGCTTGGTACGCATTGGAGGAACGACGATGGCATCGCGCTGGATTGAACCAAACGAACCAGGGGTTCCCGTTGGCAATGCGCTGTACATGTCCTTGGTGCTCCAGAGACCCGTGACATCTGCACGGTTCACTTGGAAAGGAGCAGGCATGTTTGCGCCATTCTTGCCGCCGCCAAGAGCCTTGAATTCTGTTGAATCCAAGAACGCCTGTCCGAGGCTCTTTGCCGAAGCAGGTGCTTGACTCCACTGACCTTGAGCGGCAGCGGCTTCTGCTACTGAACCACCTTGTGGCTGTGAGCCCCATGCTTCAACTTCGCGCATACCTTCAAGACCCTCAATGAGGCTCTTGATTTCGCGGATGTCTCGCATGTTGCTGTCAAATGCTGACTTCTGTTCGGATGAAACGATTACGGTGCCTTCTTCAATTTTGAATGAGTCGGCGATTTCTTTGTTGTTTGCCATCTTGGTGCGAAGCGCACCTTGAAGTTCAGACAATCGGTTTGCGTCAAAAGACATTTTTACTCCTATGAGTGTGTTGAGGGGTTTGTTTTTGCTTATATAACTTGCGGTTTAGGTAAGCACCCAACCAACGTGTCTTTATGTAAGATACACCTAGATATACAACGTGCGCTGTAACTTTCAGGGATTTTGTGAGAATATTATTAAATCTCTTGAGTATCTTCTAAGACATAATGTCGGGTGACATTTCTTGGTACCCCACGCCGCTCTGATGAGCCACGCGAGGAAACCTCTAGTTCCTTATAGTTTATACCATTCATTGTAAACGACTTTAATTTCTTGCCTTTGTCCTTCCAAGGATGTCCTTCTGGGAGCAGGTCATTATCTGTTGTATATGACGCTTTTGCGCTACCAGTCATCAATAATTTCAGGTAAGCATTGACACGACCCATTGCCCATTGGTTCCTATTCATGCCGGGTCGGTGACTAACACTGAAAGCACCAGCGCCGCGACGGTAAACAGATTTGAGTACACGAAGATTAGTTTTTGCCCAATCGTCTTTTTTCTTGTCTTTTACAGCGGAGTTATGTTCGCG